CTCTTTGCGTTATCGCAAAGCGTATGCTAAACTTCTGGCCTTGAGGGATTCTGAATCTTTGCCTATCCTCGTTGCTGATATCTCCGTTGTTGATGTAGTTGATAATCATACCCTTTTTCCTTAAAGGCTCAAGGACATCCTTCTTGAAGTTTATGTGACCGTCATAGGCAAGCTGTGCAGCTGCGTACTTAGCAGTGAAGAACTCAAGGTCGTATACAAACAGTAAAACGTCAAGCTCCACCTTCTTCAAGTCTTCGTTCCTCATAATGTCAAGGAAGGCCATCTTGTGGTATTTGAGGTAGTTCTTCCCAATCTTGCTCCTGTCTTCTTTCCTGAATTCTCTTACGACGAGTACGGTTCCCTGCTTCTTGGGTTTGGGTGTTTTATGAGTAGCCATTTATTGAAGTATATTTGTGCAAATTTAATTCATATGACTAGAAAGCAAGTAAAGGACTTCACCAAGGAGTTCAAGTCCCTCAACAACCAAATCCAAGCCCTCCTAATCAAGTACGGGGCTGGTCCAGGCTCGTTCTACGTGAACGCAATAGGTATCAAAGACATCGACTTTGAAAACGAAGAGCAAGACGAGATTGAAAAGCTCATTAACCCACTTCCTGAAGAAGAGGCTAAGATTGACGTATTCTACGCTACAAATGTAACGGATGAAGATGAGCTAGAGGAGATTCTAGACAACGTGTACTACGCCCACTCAAGTGAGATGGCTAAAGAGAGAAAGGAACGCATTATGCGTAAGACTCCCCCAGAAAAAGGCTCTACAACGGCCTCTGACTGGATTAACCTTAATTGATATGATACGCAAGATTATTATCGGTGTAAACCCTAAAGACGCTATGGCTTACTTTATCGGTATGCCAGCTGGTGGAGGCCAGGTAGTGGCTATCGTTGAAAACGACGAAGGGGACCGCTTTGAGATATTTATTGAGAATACTGAGGGGACTTTGCACTGGAAAAGCATCAAGAATATGCCTGTAATCGTTGAATATGACTGCAAATTCTAAGATAACCCCTGTACACGACTTCTTGGTTAAGCTACCAAAGAAGTTCAAAGACACCTTTAAGATGGCTGGAAAGGAGTTCTACCTTGAAAGCAAGTTTAGGGAGTTCGAGAACAGATACTGCTACGGGGAGGTCGTTGGAGTACCATTAAAGCACGAGACTCCTGTTCGTGTCGGGGACATACTCTATTTCCACCACCACGTCGTTCTTGACGCAAGGGCTGAAATAGGTAAGAACCTGTACCTCGTAAGATACAGCAAGACAGGGGGCCACGGCACTCAGGCCTATGCCTACAAGAGGAACGGTCAGCTTAGGCTTTTTTCGGATTGGGTGTTTGTAGGGATTGAGAAGGAGGAAGGGGAGAAGACTAATAGCGGGATTATCTTGTTACAACCATCTGTCAAGAAGAATATCGCTACGATTCTGTACGAATCCGACGAACTTGACAGGGAGGGAATCAAGAAAGGGGACAAGGTTTACTTCGCAAACAACGCAGACTACGAGATGGAGCTCGAAGGGGAAACCGTTTACAGGATGCGTATTGATGACATTCTGTATGCAGAAAAAGCCTAAGTTCTCGACCATTGAGGCCGCTCAACAGCTTCTGACATCGATGGAGCACGCCATCACCAATCTTATTGAAGAGGTGCGTAAGCCTATCCCCCAGGAGCTTGTTGGGGCAGCAAGAAAGGCTGAATTGTCTGCGATTAAGCAAACGGTTACAGACGCTAGAGAGCTGTTGCAAGAGAGGCAGAAGATTGAGGAGATGATATCCTCACTGAGGGAGGATGGTGAGCTTGAGCAAGAGTCCGACTATTCAAGTGGCTTTGCAGAAGAATTCGCTAAGTAATGGCTGGATTAAAGAATGTCAAAGGTTTCAAGGAGCCTGTCGTCAACATTTGCCCTGACGATACTGCTGGGGAAATCGTTGAGATTGCAGAACTTATCATCCAACTCCCTAAACAGATTGAAAAAAGTAAGATTCTATTTCGGAATCTTCCGCAAAAAGACCAGAAATGGAAACGATTAGACGTTCCTAGGGAACTAGAGAAGATTCGCTCGATGGACGAGTGGAACCAACAGCCCAAGGAATTCAAGGATAAATACTCCCCCTACATCAAACAAGAGTTTGAAAGGCGCAGAAACGGGGTGTGGTTCTACAACAACGGGGAGCCCACCTACATAACAGGGGACCACTATATGCTCCTACAATGGAGCCAGATGGATATTGGTTATGGGGGATACCTTGAGTTTCAAAGAAAACTATTTATCCACGCAAAGGCTTGTTTTGTGGACCCTAGATGCTTAGGGCAGCTATACGTTAAATGCCGTCGTAGTGGGTACACGAATATAAGCTCAGCAATCACGGTTAACGAGGGGACATCCATCTCCAACAAGGTTCTTGGTATTATGTCCAAGACAGGTAAGGATGCTCAGGAAAACATCTTTATGAAGAAGGTGCTTCCAATGTATCGTGGCTATCCGTTCTTCTTTAAACCCATCCAAGACGGTACAACCAACCCAAGGATGGAGCTAGCCTTTAGAGAACCTGCTAGGAGAATCACAAAAACCAACAAGACTATCGGTAAGACAGAAGCCTTGGATACGGTTATCAACTGGAAAAACACAACCTCAAACGCCTACGACGGTGAAAAGCTCCATCTGTTGTATTTGGATGAAGCAGGGAAGTGGGAAAACCCGATGGACATCACGGAGGTGTGGCGAATCCACAGAACCTGTCTGATTGTCGGTAAGAAGATTGTCGGTAAGGCTCTAGTGGGTAGCACGGTTAACCAGTTGGACAAAGGGGGTGCAAACTTCCGTAAGCTCTACAACGACTCAGACCCTCTAGAACGCAACGAAAACGGTAGGACGAAGTCTGGGCTATACCGCATCTTTATCCCCGCCTACGAGGCCTTAGAAGGCTTTTTTGACCCATACGGTAAGCCTATCATCGAAAAGCCCAAGCACGCTATCAGGACGATGGATGGGGACTTTGTGAACACTGGCTCAAAGGTTTACCTGTCAAACGAAAGAAAAGCGCTTAGCAAGGATGGATACGAGCTCAACGAGGTTATCAGGCAGTTCCCTTGGACCATCGACGAGGCATTCAGGGAATCCACAAAGTCTTCGCACTTCAACATCGGTAAGATTTACGAGCAGTTGCAGTACAACAGAGAGCTCTACCCAGAGCCTGTGATTAGGGGTAACTTCGTTTGGAAGGACGGGATACAGGACAGCGAGGTTGTTTGGTCTGCTAGCGAGAACGGAAAGTGGAGGGTTTCTTGGCTACCTCCAGCTCATCTGAGAAACAACAAGGTAACGAGGAACGGGAAGTGGTATCCAGGGAATGAGCTTATAGGCTGCGGTGGGGTTGACTCCTACGATATTGACAATACGATGGACGGTAGGGGCTCTAAGGGAGCCTGTCACCTATTCAACAAATTCAATATTGAGCACCCATCCAACCTGTTTGTTGCCGAATACGCAGAGAGGCCACCTCTTGCGAGGATTTTCTATGAGGACATCCTCCAGGCTGCCGTATTCTTCGGATACCCATTGCTCATTGAAAACAATAAATATGGGATTGTCCGATACTTTGAGGCACGAGGCTACGACGGGTTCGTCCTTGACAGACCAGAACATCTCAGGGCTCCACATAGTAATGCAAATATAAAAACCAAGGGGATTCCATCTAATAGTCAGGATGTTATCCAGGCTCACGCACAGGCCATTGAGTCGTACATCCACGAGCACGTAGGCATCAACGATGACTCAGGCAACTACGGGAAGATGTATCTGGAAAGGACTCTTGAGGACTGGATTAACTTCAAAGTGGACGACAGGACCAAGTACGACTTAACGATATCTTCAGGTCTTGCCCTTTTGGCAGCTCAAAAGTACAAAGTGGCTAAACCAAAAGCCGATTTGTCAGAGAAAATATTCTTCAGGAAGCACAAACCCATAACTCGCTTATAATCAAAGGATTTTGAGTATATTTGTAGCCAAATTGACCAATCGAAAGGAATGGCTAAAAATATAAACTTCCCTAGTGGGAACTTCCCTAATCCGTTAGCTCCGACAGAGGCGAAGCAGACCAAAGAGTACGGTTTAAAGTATGCAAGGGCCATTGAAGGCCAATGGGGTAGAACTGATGACGCACAGAGTGCGTTTGCTAGGCGATACGGGGAGTTTGAAAGGAACAGGGATTACGCCAACGGAACCCAAGATGTTGCTATCTACAAGCAGATTCTCACATCGTTGGACCCCAACAACGGGGATGGTTCTTTGATTAACATCGACTGGTCCCCAGTCCCCATCGTTCCTAAGTTTGTTCGCATTGTCGTTAACAAGATTCTAGGACGCAAGCCCTACCCTAATGTGGAGGCTGTTGACCCACTTTCTATTTCAGAAAAGGAAAAACAGAAAGCTAAAGTTAAGTTTCAAGTTCAAAATAAGGAACTTATTCAAATGGCAAATCAGGCTGGTGTTAATACTGGAGTTGACGATAATAACATCCCAGAAACCCCAGAAGAAGCCGAGATATTCCTTGAAAACAACATAAAGACCAATGCGGAGATAGCTTCACAGATTGCTACAAACTTAACTCTTGAATGGAATGATTTTAACGATGGCGTTTTTAGACGTTGCGTAAATGACATTGTGGCTTTAGGTATGGCTGTTGTAAAGCGTGAAAATGACCCTAATTACGGGATTACCACGAATTATGTTGACCCAGCTTACTTTGTCCACTCCTATACAGAGGACCCCAATATGGCGGACCTTACCTACGCTGGTCATATCAAAAGGCTTAGCATTCAAGAGCTGAAAAGGATTGCAGGGGATGAGCTAACTGAGGAGCAGTACGAAAAGATTGCTAGGGATGTTCAGTACAAATACTCCAACAACCCAGGCAGAATCGGCTATTCAAACTACGATAGGTACACAAACCGTATGATTTACGGGTACGACGAGTACATCGTTGAGGTGCTTGACTTTGAGTTTATGTCCGTTGACAACGTGTTCTACGAGAGCAAGGAGTCTAAGTTCGGTAATGTGGGATTTTACTTTAAGGGGGCTATGTACACCCCACCACGTGAAAGCGTGTACGATAGGCAGCCCTTTAAGATGTCCTATGCAACGGTTTACGGGGGCACTTACGTCCTTGGAACCGATATGATTTTTGCTTACGGGATGAAGAAAAATGTGCCAAAGAATGTTCACGACATTACAAGGGCACGTATGTCCTATAGCGCTGTAGCTGTAAATATGCGTAGACTACAGCCCAAGTCAATGGTTTCATCGGTGATTGGCTTTGCTGACCAACTCCAGATTACTCACCTCAAGATTCAGCAAGCTATTGCTAAAGCCAAGCCTGATGGGCTTATTATTGACGTAGAGGGCCTTGAAAACGTGCAGCTTGGTCAAGGTGGTGACTTACAGCCCCTGCAGATTCAAGATATCTACGAGCAGACTGGTGTGTTCTACTATCGCTCTAAGAATCCAGAGGGTGGCTTTCAGAACCCACCAATTCGGTCTATTGAGAATCAGATTCGGAACATCAATGAGCTTATAGCTTTATATAACCACTATCTGCGAATGATTCGTGATACCACGGGCATTAACGAGGTTGTCGACGGTTCTACACCGAAAGGCGATGCTTTGGTTGGTGTTCGTCAGCAAGCGATTGACGCTTCAAACAACGCTACCTACGACATTACTCATTCTTCAATGGTTCTGTTCAAGAAGGTTTGCGAGGACATCATTAAGTGTCTTCAGATTCTCCCTACGGAATCGGTTATTTATAGGGTATATGAGAATGCTATCGGTAAAGCGAATATGGAGGTTCTGTCATCCTTTGCCGATTTACCGATGTACAATTTCGGGGTAAAGGTGGTCACAGAAATGAATGAGACAGATAAAGCTTATCTTGAAGCAAACATTCAGGCCTCATTAGCTCAGAAGGAAATAGACCTTGAAGATGCAATAGCTATTAGGAGATTAAAGGATGTAGACCAGGCTGAAATGCTGTTAATTGTCAGAAGAAAGAAGAGAGTTCGGCAAAATTCCGAATTAGCTGCTCAAAATAGTCAACTGCAAGCACAGGCCAACCAAGAAACCACTATGGTTGCCTCTCAAGCAAAGATTCAAGAGCTGCAGACTCAAGCTCAACTTGAGGCCCAAAAGATTCAACTGGAAATGCAGGCAAAAGCCCAATTGCTTCAAACGGAATATGCTCTTAAAATGGAGTTAGCTAGATTGGAAGCGGATATGAGAAATATGATTACTCAAGGTGATAAGATGTTTAGAGAACAGCTCGAAGACAAGAAGGAGAAGGCTAAGGATGAGCGTGTCAAGGCTCAAGCTATTGAGCAATCCAAGCTAATCAGCCAAAGGAAGGGTGAGAGGGGGGAACTGATGTCTGCAGATGAAGAGCTTATGAATAGTATCTTTGGTGGCCAACAAGAAATGACACAACCATCTTAAAATGAGCACATTACGACTAGACCAAGCCCAAAGGGTTGACATTGTTTGCAGACGTGGGGATACGTTTAAGATGGTCCTCAATGTGAGGGATAGCTCTGGTGCTGTGGTGAATGTTTCTGGTTCGGTTTTTACCTACAAGATGGAGGTTCGTGAAACGGACACTGCCACTGGCACGGTTATCCCAACAAATGCAACTGGCTTTGTCTTTGCGGGGACGGCAAGCGGTGTCCTAACGGTTACAGTAACCTCCACTACAATGGCTGCTGTAAACTCTGGGCTATATGTGTATGACCTTCAAACCACAAGGGTGTCTGACAGCTTTGTGCAGACTTGGCTTTACGGGACTTTCCTGATTAACGAAGATGTAACTGTCACCTAGCGATGATTAAGCCAACTGTTGAGCTCACGATTACGGTTCGTACCGAGGCAGAGGGTACTGTCCCTCTATGGTTTTCAATACCAACTCAGGAGACTTATGCGCTCAATTTCCAACCGCCAAGAGAGCTTAATCTTATCTACGACTTGCTAGGTGGAGTGGGTATTTTTGATTACACCTTTGACTTAACCTTCGAATAATGGCTGTACAAACAAGAGCTCAATTACTAACAAAGTCTGCCACCGTTCAAAATGAAACGGCCCCAAATGCCAATACCGCTGCAAGGGTTGGTGGGTTGTTTGGTGATTTTGCTGACAGTAATGTTTTGACATTGGAGCGAGGAATGGTGTCCTTATATATCAGCATGACTGCATCTTTTGCGATTAGTGATGCTAACCCATCACCAATCGATATACCTATGGATGCTGGTCCAGGCTATGGAAGCGTATTTAATACAAGTGATTACGGGATAACATATACGGGAAGTAATGCGAAATTAAGGGTATCCTGTCAGTTGGCTTTTGCTGGAGTAAACAACAGAAGGTATTCTTTTTGGATTGCTCAAGATGGGGTCGAAATACCTCAATCATTATGGGAGGATACTCTTCAGGGAACCCACGCTCATACAGCATCCTGTGAGGCTTTCGTAAGTGCAAGTAATGGAAATCTATTTGAGATATATGCAATTTCAAATGACCCAACCGCCATAGACATTAAAACATTAACATTTGCAGCATACGTCTTATGAGAGAACTACTTGCCGTACTTGAAAAGTTTACCAAGGAACCCATTGCTGGTATGCTATTCTTTACCATCATCTGTGTAGGTTATCTGTATCTTGATAACAAGACCAACTACCAGCATCAGATTGAGGCTTGTGGAACGAAGGTCGAAATACTTGAGCAAAAGGTTGGCGTGTTGGAGACTAAGCTCAAGGTGAGCGATAGCCTGCTAGTAAGAGCCTTAATTAAACTGGAGTCTATTAACGCACAATGATGAAATACTTACTCTCCATCTGTTTAAGCCTTTGCTCTTATTCTTGCGTTGAAGAACCGTTAAATGCAAAGTCCAAGAAACCTTGCTGCGGTGGTACTACTAAAACAGCAGCCGACACATTGGCTCTACGTGTTGAGCACGTCATCCACGAACTCGATAGCAAGCAAGCTGTTGCAAAACTGGATGGGTTAAAGATTAAATCAAGTTCAGCCAAAGTAAAACAGCTCGAAAAAGAGAACAAGCACCTCAAGGACAGCATCAAAGAACTCCACGAATACTTCGTCTCAGAACTGAAATAAGATGGATAACCGCATTAAGAACCTTATCAAGAAGCACGGCTTAGCGGGAGTCAACAGACCGAAGAAAACCCCTAGCCACCCTACGAAGAAGGGTATCGTTCTTGCAAAAGAGGGCGATAACGTAAAGCTTATCCGCTTTGGGGACCAGAATATGGGGCACAATTACAGCCCTGAAGCCCGCAAGTCTTTTAAAGCTCGTCACGCTAAGAACATTGCTAAAGGTAAGATGAGTGCAGCCTATTGGGCCGATAAGGCTTTCTGGGGTGGTCCAGGTGCAGACAAGAAGATGCCACCAAAGTCTCAAGAGTATACAAGAGGACTGAAGAAGTATGCGGAGGGCGGTAAGGTAGCCGCTAAAAAAAATACATTTCCTTATGCACCGCCTCAAAAACCAGCTAGTGGTAAGCTTGAGTATGTTCCGTTAGTTGAAACATTAACTGGTGTTGATAGAATTGGTGGGGGGCTCTTTTCTAAGGCGGCTGGAAAACTAATTAGAAAAGGAGCTGATTATGCAAGGAATTATGTACGTCTAAAGACAAATCCCACATCGGCTTATAGAATGCTTGGGACTAAAGGGCATAAAAGTGCGAAAAAAGAAGGATTCTTGACACCTTCTCCATACGACAAGTCGCTGGGTAAGACCCATACAAGAACAGCGTACTCCATCGGTTCTCCACCTGATGGGAAATACAACAAATTCCATAGAAAATATGAAGGGCCATATATGGTTGAGGTCAAAAATGCCACAACGAACCCAAAATTTCATCAAGTTTTAAGTAATAAAGAAGCTTATACTGCCCCTGTATTACCTGAAAAATACGGTGGCGGGGGAGGTCATATTCCTATCAGTGAGGCAATTTTGTGGAAAAAAACACCGCTGGGCGGTTATAGAAAAGTTAAGTTTGCTAATGGAGGTAAGGTAGCCACCAAAACCAACCCATCTCTTTGGGAG